TTTCGTCACGCATGACGAACGTCAGCGTTCCGGCTCCGAATTGGTCGTCGGGCTTTTCGCGGCCGCGCTTGTATTTGACCGCGGTAACAAATTCCGTAATATCTGCGTATTGAGTGCTCGGGCCAAGAAGATAGGTCGTGTTGTCAAGAACGCCTTTTAAGGCGTCGTCTAAGCGAAAACTGTTAACGTCCCAGCCCGTATCTAATTCGAGCAGGTAGTTGCCTGATTGGACTACCGATGCCATTAGGCCACCGCGACATTGATGGGGCCGCTGCGCCTGTTGTATTGGCGTAGCGCGTTGACGATGACGTCTCCAAGCCGGTCGTCGGCCACGGTGCTATTGATCGTGATATTGATGCCGCCGCCACCGCCGTATTGCCCGAGCTGGGAAAGTGGGATTACGGCTTCAGGTTCGCCGCCTTCGCCGATCATTGCCAAGGTCGGGCTGGTGACGATGCCGCCTTCGGCAAGGCCTGGGATAACAGCGCTGATGGCTCCGCCAATGCCGCCAGCGATCGCGCCTACGGCTGACGCCGCTCGGCCAGCTAGATCAATGATTTGCTTCAGGGGGTTAATAATCCATTTGTAGAACTGTTCGCCGAGGAATTCGACAGCTTTGGAAACAATGCCGAACTTCTTTTCTAGGATCACAAACGCGGCGACCAATGCCGCAATGGCGAGGATGACTACGCCAATTGGGTTGGCGCTCATGACAAAATTGAGCGCGGCTTGCGCAACCTTTACGACCACAAGGGTGGCTTGGTAAACCTTCATGGCCGCGTTGATTGCCAGCACTGCCGCGGATAGTCCGCCGATGACGCCTGCCAGGATGACGACGACCTGCGTGTTTTGCTGGACCCATTCGGCCAGCGGTATCAGCTTGTCGATCAGCTGGGCGACGACCGGTAACAAAGCTGCACCAATGGATTCTTTGGCTTCGCCGATCTGGATGCTTAGGTTGCGCATGCGGCCTTCAGCGGTTTGAGCTGCGTCAGCCGCGGCTCCGCCTGTCGTGTATGCCAGGACGTCCATGACCTCGGTGAAGGTCAGGCCGTCGCTGATGAGCGGGATCAGGCTTGCGTCGAGGGCACGCAGGCCTCTCATGTTGCCGTTGTAGGCCTTGGATAGCGCGTCAGTGACCGTTGCCAGATCTTTGCCAGTCGAAGCTGAAATGTCCTGGGCCTGTACCAACAGCTGTTGCGATTGCTCAAGGCTCCCAGTGGACTGAACCAGCTGCGCTAGTGCCGGGCGTAGGTCATCGTCCGCTACGGCGGTGGCACGCGACAGCGAGCTGATAAAAGCTTCCGTCGCGGCAATGTCTTGCTCGGTTGCCGCGGCTGATCGCTCCAGGACGCCTGCCAGCTGCACCTGGGCTGCCTGATCCTCCATAGCGGCTTTCGTTGCGCCACCGAGCGCAACAGCCAGGCCACCGATAGCCGCGGCAGCGGGAATAGCTGCTTTCTTCAGCGCAAATGAGGCTTTCTGGCCGACCGTCTCAAGGCTCTTAAATTCCTCAATGGCACGGCTGACACCCTTGCCGTCGAACTCGCTAATGATGGGAATTGTTACAGCCATTAGGAAACCAGCCTACGGCTAGTGGCTTCTGCGATCTTGTCAGCCACTTTCTCAATCTCGTTTTGCACGTCATCGGCGCGACGCTCATATCCGGGCCACATAAAGCGCGACGCACGACCAAAGCGCTTCTCAAGCTCGGCAATCATGATCTGGCCGCGGGTCGTTGACCCGCCGCGCTTGCCGGACATGTCAGCGACGGTGCCGCCAGCGCTTTTGAGGACGACCTTGAGCACCGCCAGCGAATTGCCGCGTTTGCGGGTATCGACCTTGGCTGCGATCGATTTGGAGACCGAAGCGGTGCCCCAGGGAAAGATTGCGCCGCCTTTCCAGCTGCGAGCAAAGCCCGACAGCGGCGGTTCGCTAGGCAGGTTGCCGCGGACCTCATCAATGACGGGTTTGACGATCTGCTTAAAATCCTTCACGATTTCTTTGCGCAGATCGGGCTCAAGCTTGGACAATTCGCGCAACGTTTCCTTGACACCGACCACAGTGATGCCAGCGCTGGCGCTCATCGTTGTCCCTTTCGCGCTGCCTTGCGAGTTAATAGTTTTACGGTAGCTAGGTCCTGAAAATCAAACTCAATGTCCTGGGGCCAGTACCCGGTGGCAAGCAGCAGGTCCGCTAGCTCGCGGCGGACGCTGCCGCTTCCGTAGGGTTTACCGCGACGTGCTCCACGCCGACCAGTTCCTCAAGGCCGTCCTCAAATTCTTTCCAGGAACGGTTTTCCTTGCCGAGCCGAGTCAGCTTGTACCAAAACAACCAGCCAAAATCCTTGAGCTGTTCGTTGGCAATAAGCGTCTTAGCGCTGGTTCCGTGTTCGGTTTCCCAGGCAGTAATCGTGCCCAGATTTGTTGTGACGGTATCCGTAACCACTTCGCCTGACGGCTGAGTGTAGGTAACCGTGATTTTCAGTTTCACGGGGTCGTGTCTTCGACGAGCGCGCCACCGCTTACGGTGACCTCAACTTCGGACAGCTCGCCGACCGTCACGTTCACGACGTCAAACGACTCAAAGTAGGCGCCTGTCAGCTGATACTCAACGTTGCTGGTGCTAATCGCGGTCGAGGCGCGGCGTGCCGCGACGTAGACGTTGGTGCCAACCAAAGCCGACAGGGCGTTTGCCATGGTGGCATCAACGAGCAGGGTGGCGGTGATTACGCAGTCCGTGAGGCCGCCGACGCGGTAGTAGCCGGTGTTGCCGAAGCTGCTGGCATCAAGGGCGTCGCGCGACTTGGTGACGACAATTGACTTGCACTGGTCGCTGTAATCAACAACCGATCCAACGGCGGCGCCGATCTTAAAGACGCCTGAGGGAAGCAACGTAGTCGGGTTCGCCATGTAGAAAGCTCCTTTGATTGTGGGCCCGCGGGCCCGTTGTCAGTCTAAGCGTTTGCCTGCACTTTAGTCACAATGATCAGCTCATAGGCGGGGTATTCGGCACCGCCTACCTGCTGAACGATTGGGCGTGCTGATTTGAGGCCGATCTTGCCTTCGCGTACTTTGTCTGCGATTTCCAGCAGCTTGGTCAATGCGTTTTTGTTGCCGGGCCCGGTGCCAATGACGGTGACGGCAAACTCAAACTCGGCCACGTTGTTGCTGTGCATTGTGATTGACGGTGCTTGGACGAGGATGCCTGGCGGGTTGATATTGCGCGGGTCGTCGGCGATCTTCAGGCCTGTGGCGGTGCCCAGGGCCGTTACAAAGGCGCTGTAGCCGTCGTTAAAGGCGTTGTCGGGCATCAGGCCACCTGCGGGCGGTTGCAACCGAGCAGGCGCAGGATTTGACCCATTGATCCGCCTGTGGGGGCTCCTGTGGCCAGCGGATCAAACGACGCAAATTGGTCGATGGAGCCAGCTTCGCGGTACAGGGCGCCCGCATACATGATCGTTCCAAGCAGCACGTCGGCGCTGGGCACGACGCTGAGGCTGGCGTCGAAGTAGCCCGACTCTTGCCGGCGACGGTACGCGAATTGGTTGGCCGCGTTGACCGAAAACGTGGCCCGGTCAAAATCGACGCTCGGGTTGGTGAAGGTAATGCCCAGGTATTTCTCGAGTTGCGCGAGCGTCATCCAGGTGCAGGTCAGCGTGTAAGTAACGGTTCCTGACGCGGCCTGACGCTCAAGGTCAGCTGTGGTAAGGCTGAATTGGATCTGGTTGAGGTAGATAGGTCCATCAATGTCGTAAATGGGGTCACCCTGGTCACTGACGTCCGTAAGGAGGTAATGCGGAAGGCCAGTAACGACGCGCGCACCGTCGAACGGTGAGCCCATCCCGGACAGGGTGACCGATTGGCCAACCTCGATTTGGTGTTCCTGTAAAAGCTGAACGATGGCGACGTTTTGGATTACCTGTTTATGGGTAACCGTGTACGTCGCCATCGTTGGCAGCCTTGGAGGAGGTCTTTATCAGACGAGCTTGACGAACTTGGTCGCGTCAGCCATGAACGCGGCTGCGTAGCCGCGGAAGGCAATGGTGCGCCCAAGCGTCGCTGGAACGTCCACCGAAATGGCGCCCTTCTGAAGCTCGTAGAACTCAAATCCCGCGGCGGGGCCGGCGGCGTGACCCATGAAAGAGCCATCGCAATGCTTGTCAACGACGAGCGACAGACCAAGCGGGTTGCCGTTCCACGACGTTGCCGACGAGGTTCCGCTGGCGTTCTGACCCATCAATCCAGGTGCACCAACGAACGGGAACACCGGGCGGTTTGCGTCATCGACCTGCGCACCGAGGTAGCCCCAGACGGTGGGCGATACGAACAGGTGCGTCGGCAGGTAATTGGAGGCGTTGCTGATCTGCACGGCGGCGCCGTACACGCCTTCGATTGTGTCCTTGGCAACCTGCGGGTCCCACGGCTGGGTCTGGACGATTGCGTTGCGGCAAGTGTCGATTGCGTAGTTGTCGGTGGCCTGACCGTAAGCAATTGCAAGCTGGTCCAAAACGATGGCCAACGATGCCGGGTCTGTCCAGTCAATGTCCTGCTCGGACAGCGTGACGTACGTGCCAAACGTCAGCTTGTTGACGTTGTTGTTGGAAACCTCAACCGTTGAGGCGCCCAAAGTGTTGAGCTGTCCAGTCGGCTGCTGTGTAACAGTAGGGCGCACCGTGATCTTCGGGCGACGGAACGTGGCGCCGTTTTCCGGCATGGCCTTGACACCAATGGCGGTGACGAAAGGACGAATCGGATTCAGGCCGTCGTAGACAGGACCAACGATCGGCGTGGGCAAAATGCCAGGCGTGTCAGCCGTCGTGATATCAGGCGCAGCGGCCTTGATGTTCGCGTTAAATTGCGCGAAGTCGGCGCCACCGCGAGCGTACGCGGCCATGTATTCGGCCGCCGACGGGAGCTTAAACGACTTCTTTGCTTCGGCCCAAACAGGCGCCGAAACTGTCTGCGGCTGCGTCGAAACTGCCGCCGCGCTTTCGATCTGAACGTCCTTGGTTGCTTCCACTTGTGGAGTCTCCTGTTGTGAGCCCTCGGCCGCTGCAACCTCGGTGATTTGGGCACCGGCAAACGCCGGCGCTGTGACTAACGATAGTTCCTGCCACTCGGCTTTAGCAACCACAAGGGTGCCGTTGTCGTCATATGAAGCGTCAATCGGGTTGACCCCTACCGACACCGAGTCAATGGCGCCGTCCTTGATTAGCTCGATCACGTCTGCGCCATCGCGGGTATTGCTGATTTTGGCGGTAAACAGCATGCCTTTTTCGGAGTCCATGCGGCCAGTAACGACACCGACAGGCTGCGTCGAGTCGTGGTACTTCAGCAGTTTGGGCGCCTTGCCTTTGACGGGCAGGCTGCCGGGCAAAAATTTGACCTGCGTGCCGTCAGAGACAGTGGCCTCGACGTTCCAGGGGACCGCAATGCCGCTGATCGAGCGCGGCGTTTCGCCTTCCTCGGCGGTAACAAACGTTTCGGTGGCGGTCAGTCTGATCATTGGTCGTCTCCTTCGTTTGGTCTGTCCGAGGGCTCAGGGGCAGCGTTTCCGTCACCCTCGGACATATCGTTTTCCTCCAAGTAAGCCTCAACGTCAAGCTCAATGTATCTGCCGCGGGGGGTCACATTGTTCATGCTAAGCGTTTGCTCGATGGCGTCGATGAAAGGTTTGGCGCCGAACAGATAAAGATCCTGTCGGGCCTGCTGGGCGTTGGCATAGGTCATCGAGGATGTATTGATGCCGACGAGATACGGCGGAATGTTTGCAATGCGTGCCATCTCAAGCGCCTGATGCTCACGCGATTCGACCGATTGCATCTTTGACGGGTCAACGTATTGCGGCTCGAAGCTGACAAACTGGTTTAGCGCAGCGATGGCGTTGGCTTCTCGGGCGTCAGCAAACGCGGCGGCCATGTTGGCCAATTCCTCCGAGCTCATCGGCTCGCCGTCAACCTGTTTAAGGACGCCAGACGGAATCTGATTTTTGGCAAAACGTTCGGCCGATTCGTCGAGGTTGCGCGCGGTGCGAATTGACCGGGCACCCATCGACAAAAGGCCTTGGATCGGCGAGAGAAACTGTACGACGTCCGCAGGGTTGAGATCAAGGCCATTAAACGTAATTTGTTTGGAAGGTCCGAACCATTGCGGGCCTGCCTGGTCGCGGGTTTGTACGTCAGCGGCGGGAATCCAGGTGAATTCTGCCGGGAAGCCGTTCCCGAACCGTTTGGTGACGACCCAGAAGGCGCGTCCGTAAAAAATCATGTCGTCGGCGGTCCAGCTAAGAATGAAGTTGCGGGTGACGTTGGGGTCGGGCTGATCGAACCAAACGTCGTCGGGCATGTATGCCTTTTCGTATTCCTGTTCGGCTGCGTTCCAACGCCAGCTGTATTGCTTAATCGTGAGCGCACCAATCATCGAGCAGATCAGGTCGCGTGCCCGGCTAATTGTCGGAATGTTGATCGCTTGGAGACGGTCGTAGCCCGTCATGTAGGTCATGAAGTTGCCGACGTTGGGGTTGCCAGCGGCTCCTACAGCTGCGCCGATCGCGGCGTGCGGTGCGGGTTTGGCGGTTTGCAAGCCTGAGAAAATGCCCATGATCAGTCAAGCCTAGGCGCCAGCGCGCACAAACGCGATTGCAGGTCGCGTCACGTTTGGTCGAGGCTTGGACATGAGGCCTGCGGCCCACACTAGGCAGCGGGCTAGTTCGATTGGCCCCGGTGATTTGGTAGAGGAAAGCGCAATTGCCCCAGGCGTTCTGACCGCAACAGCGCGCCCGACGTGTTCGGCGAGCATAGTTTCTCCTGTGTGCTGGAGTTTGTTTTCGGTGATGGACTGTCGAACAGCTCCAGTGAAGCTCGTAATTTCTCGGTAGCCCACGACAACGCGACGGCGAGCCAGTGCACTAGGACAGTGAACGTCCAAAGTCGGAGTAATCGCCACCGTAAGATTGGGATTGCGCGATACTTCACGCTCCACATTTTCCCATAATGCGGCAAGGGTATCGCACATAAATGCGACCGTCGCGGTGAGCACGTTTTCGGCATTGTGGTTGACGCGAACTGCGCAATAACGGCCGTCATCAACGCTGACTTCGCAAGCCAAGACCCCGCCTGGTAGCGGTGGCAGGGTGGTGGTGCGTTCTTTCCATAGGCCTGGTGACAGCCAACCTGTTTCGGTTTGGACCCACAGGTTGACCGAGCTGCGCAGGAAGCCGGCACGGTTCGGTGCATGGGACTCGTCCTCCAAGGTGTCAATCGACAGGGTGTAGCCGAGGGCTGGGTTGGCGTATTCCCATGCCGCGGCCGTCATTGGATCAAGCTCGGGTGGCGGCGAATATTCAGCCAGGTACAGCGGCGGCTTCTCCCCAGTGTCAATTGCGCGTAAGCCTTCCTCCCGCCATTTGAGCATGGCAATGGATTCCTCGGTGCCTGCCGTAGACCACATAGACAACAGCGGGTTGCGTCGAGCCCGCTGGGTCGGGCGCAAACCAATGTCCAGGGTCTCGGTGTCTACCCCGAACAACTCGTCAACGATGATCAGGTCGCAACTCAAGCCGTGACCAGCGGACGGCTTGGCTGCGCGCACCAACCATTTGTTCGCACCAACCTTCATCTGGTTACGGCCATAAGCCCAGGTGACGTCGCGTTTATCCAAACCAAACTTGGCTTCCAGGATCGGCGCCAAATCCTGAAACAGTGCGCACGCCAGGTCTAGCCGGTGCGCTGTCGTGAGTATGGTTTGCGGCTCCTCCCATACTTTCGTAAGCCACCATCCGACAAGGGCTTTGAGCGCCGCGGTTTTTCCGTTCTGCCGGGCCACCGAGACAAGGCTGACATGGTTGAGAAACTGTCCATCGGCTCCAAACGCAAGCTGTTGATCCAGGACCCTTCTCTGCCAGGGCATGAGCTCGATACCCATGATCCGTGAAGCCCACTCAGCGACCTCGGGCCCATAGGTTCCTGCAAGTTCAGGGACGATCGTTTCCAATCGCGGCAGGTCATGACCTTTTCCTTTCTTGCCGGTTTCTTTCCTTTCGGATAAAGAGAACGA